GGTCGAGATGTACAGCTTGACTACGCCTCGACTTTTCAAGCTGTCCATGATGGCTGCCAGAAACCTTGCCCCATTGGCTCCTCTGCGATATTCGGGCTTCAGGAAATACACATCGGAGTAGCACATCAGACCAGCGTTTCGATAGTGCAGATGGGTCATCAGCATCCCGTAGTAATAGCCGACGAGCTTGCTGTCTGATCGTGCCGTGACGATATGCAGGCAGCCCATCGCTTCGCCCTGCTCGTATTTAGCTTCGTCGCAGCCGAGTTCAATGCTTTCCTGATCTAAAGCAAGCTCTTTCCAGTGTTCGGGCCAGATTTCCCGCATTTCGGCAACACAATCGGCCCACTTTTCGACCTGAAACGTCAGCAAGCGAGAATGTCTCCAACCGTGTGAAGGTCGCCGATCTTGTCATCCCTGATGACAATGCCCGTTTCCTTGTCGATTTCGAGCAGCAGATTCATAAATTCCAGCGAATCGAGGTTCAGTGAATCCAGCGGAGTTTCTGCTGTGACGGACTGTCCGGTTTCGCGTTCGATGATTTCGAGTACTGTCATTAAGTGGGATCCACTACTGCGGTGATGATGCCGTTGGTGAAGGTCAAAGAGCCTTGCGTCCCGCCTGTCGTCAACTGTGCGAGCGTTACGGTTCCAGTGAGCCCGGCAGAGGGCAGTTGAGACGCGGTGATCTGTCCATTGAGCGCACTTAAGTCTGGAACTTGCGCGGCGGTGACTCTGCCAGTCAGTGCGGAGAGTGGAGGAATCTGCGCTGCCGATACGCTGCCGGAAAGCGATCCTAAATCGGGAACCTGTTCCGCCGTTGCCTGCCCCGCCAGATTGCCAAAGCTCGGCTGGCTTAACTGCGGAGCCCCTGAAGTATCGATGGCGTGAACCCATGAATTGACGATGGGATCGACGGCCTGCACCCCGCCCAAAGCGCCGATAGACGGTTGCGGCAGTCTCGGCGGCTGAATCGTGCCGGAGAGCGCCACGGCATCCAACACGCCCACCGGATCTAGATTCTGAAGTGAGGTTCCAATCGTCCCGCCACGCCCGCTGATTTCGGTGTTGGCGTTGATTTCCCCAATAAGCTGGCCGATTTCGGTAAGACCAAGGGTAAGACGGTTCTGCACGTCCTGCTGCCACTTGATAAAGGCCCAAGTCGGGCGGCCTGCGTTATCGACGATCTGACCTTGCGGAAGAGTGTTGCCGCAGGCAACCGGGACGCTGTTAGGCATTGCCGAACTCCACATAGGCGTCCGCGATGCTCCATTGGATCGGGTCGGTTACGATCAGCTTGAAAACCGGACGCCGCGACTGACCCAGACGCTTCCAGCGCACAAAGGTCATGGTTTCTCCGGCCATTCCGCAATCTCTCCAGTGTTCCGGCCCAAACGTCTTGCCACCATCGCGTGAAACTTGCAGCATGGCTTGCGGGCCGCGCGGGGCGTTGCTGGCATCGACAAGCGGCGGTTGCGGGCCTAATCCCGCGTCGAAATCAACCCGCAGTTCCGAGACGTAAACGCGATTCAGTTCCTGCTTAATGACCGGAGCTTGCCTCAGTCGGCGAATCAATGTGCCGTTGTCATCGAGGTAGCTGAAGCTCATCTCGTAGAGCTTGCCTGAATTCCAGTCGCCCATCAGGTGCTTGCCGAAGCAGAAAACGTGGTTCCAACTCCAATGGGGATGATAGGCGTTGCCATCCCACGAAGCTCGCTTGTGCCACAGGTTTTCCCCGATGTCATAGACCCAGGAGCAATCGCTGTTGGGCAGGTAGAGCATATAGAACAGGTGCCCGCGATCCTGATAGGAATAGGCAGTCAGACTCGAAATGTTCGCCTGCTGCGAAAGCCATACTTCAACGGCGTGCGTCGAGATTCTTTGCGGGGTGTAGCCATTGCTTCGCCATGCAATCACCGCGCCACGCTCGTCCTGCCCAATCCAGAAAACGGAATTGTCGGCGCGCACCACGTTAAATGTCGCCGCGCATCCGGCTTCAATCAAAGCGCCGGGGATGGGGTCAAAGACTTCTGCCGATCCGGTGTCCTGAAACGGCTGTGATCTGCGGTTGCCAAACAGCCACAGTTCGCGGTGATTCGCAATCAGCGAAACCAGATTGTCAGGGAAGACCGAAACTTCGTTCACAAGCTGCCCGGGCCATGTCGTTCCGTCGAGCAATTGCGACATCTGGTATTTGTTGCTGTTCTGAAAATTGACGATGAAATAAGTGTCTGAGCAGTCGCATTGCACTGGAATTCCGGCAAGCTGGTCTGTCACTTCGACCAGAGCGTTAGTCGCTAGAGTGAAGCAGTAAGCATGACCGCCGGCGACAATCAGAATCTGAATGCTGTTAAAGGCCAGCGAGGCCGGAATATAGTCATTGGCGACTACTCCGCGATTGCTTGACGTGCCGTCCGCGTTGATTTCCCAGAACGTCGCTCCAGAGACATAGAAGCATCGGCCATTGGCTTCGATTCCGCCTCTCGGGGGGTAAGTGAGATCAGCGAATACCTTCAGCCCCGGCGTCCCATAGTAGCTTTTGAGCCCGGAGAAACTTCTTCCGCCATAGACTTGCGCTTGGTCGAACGCGCCCGACTCGTTTGTCTCAGCGAAGAAATTGATACACTCTTCCGCCGCAACTTCTGTGGATTGGAGCGTGTACGAAGGTCCAACAAATCCGAATCTAGGCATTAGCTCTGGCTCGGCATCCCGGAATAGTAGTTGAATCCCCCAGGCATATTGCTTCCAGGCATCCCCGCATCAACGGTATCGCCGCGCGGTGACTTGTTATTGTTGGTCTGAATCGCCTTGATGGACGCGGCTTCCAGCCGCAATAAATCCGCGCTGGCCTGCTTCTCAAACGACGGGCACAGACTTACGGCAAGGGGATAGACAATGGCGTCCCAATATCCCGGAGGAAGAGAAAAGTTCTGCTTGTAGGACGTGATTTCTATCAGAACTGTCCGCATCTCCAGCCGCACGTCGTTGACCTGTGAGGGGACCGGCCAGAAGTAGAGCTGCCCATTCGGCCAGCTAGGCGAATAGTACAGGTCGGTCGGCAGCGTAGAAGGGAGATTCTTCACAGACTGCGCCGCCCACCACTGGTCGTCTCTCACATAAATCGGGATTTCAACTTCTGGGCTGGTTCCATTCAGAATCAGAGAAGCGGAAATAATCTCAATCGGGCGCTGATTGATCTGAAATGGCGGGGGAGGGGCTGAATTTCCCGGCCCTATTTGCACCGGCTGAGTATTCGCGGGGAGAGTAAAGCGCGTGAAGTCGATGTTGTAGATCATCGTCTTGCGCGCGTTATAGCGGTCAATCAGGCGTTGGAGCTTTTTGAGCGCCCATGCCGCATCTTCATCCGCAAGCTGTTCCCCCATCGCTTGCACGCCGATTTCCGTCAGCGCCGCCGTAATCAGATCATAGGCGGTGACGGTCAGCGAGTTGGGCGCAACCGGAGGAGGGGGAATCGGCATTAAGCGACCTCAGCCTGGCGGGCACGGCCGCGCTTGGCCTGGTTCGCCGCTTCAATCTGGCGGTCGATGCGGCTGGCTTCCGCCTGATACGAAGCGGAAAGAGGCTCGATGCGCTCATCGCTGAAGGCCGGAGCCTGCTTTGTCCATCCCTTCTCCAACGAAGCCTGCAACTCGACTTCGGAGTGAACCAGCTTGCTCACCACATGACCGGGTGCGCTGTGGGTGAGGTCATAGACCATCATCGGGAACTCCTGAAACCTGTACGGCTCTTTGGGGGGGTTGTTCAGATCGACGATCTGCATTGGCTTGCGTTCGCCGTCATGCTGCTGCACGATTTGGCGCATACGCTCGATTTCTTCATGGCTCAGTTGGTTCACGGTGACTCCATACACGATGGCAAGCTGCTCTTCGCGCTGCTCCCGTGTGAGGTTGGATTTGATATAGCGTTCCGGCGGGGGAATGGGCATAGATAAAAGAAGGGCGCACCCGAAGATGCGCCCCGGAGGACTAGAAAACGACGCTTCCCATGCTGTAGACGGTCACAGCGGCCCCATTGCCCTCAAAATCAGGCAATGCAGCCACAATCGCCAGGAACGTCTTCTGGTTGTTCTGCGCAGCGGTTGCGGTGTCTCCAGCGTTGATGGTGACCCCTTTACCGCCCACCAGAGTAATGGCAAAAGCGCCAGCGGACTTGTTGCGGACGGTGAACTGGATCGCCGACCCCACCGACGCGCCCTGAATCGCGTTAACGATATTCAGAGCGGTGTCGGTGGTGTAGTTGGCCGCCGCTGTGGGAACGCCGATGATGAATCCG